TTCAATCCTTTATCGGTAAAATCCTCCGCGTCACAATGCTGAAGGAAGCGCGTCATTGGCTGCAAAGAGTTTCGCAGTACGTCTGACAGTTCTCCACTGTACATATATCCACCAGCAGAATTTGTATTCCAAACTTGGCCCATTACAATCTCCTAAAATTTCATTATCCCATGCCGCGCTCTTTCTGGAGACGCTGCACATAATCTTTGTTCGACTCTGGCGCGGGTGTTGTCTTTTTACTGACCTTACCACTTGCCGCTCTTGGTGTGCTTGTCTTGCGCTTCCGGTCCATCTTGCTTACGTTTGAAGAGCTCACATCGCCCTTATCAACGAATCGCTTCTGTACCCCACTCGCTGCTTCCTTGATGATCTTTTCCGGCATCCAGTCTGGGTTCTCTTTTTGTAACCGCACTGTCTCCGAATCAACCAACCCTGAAAGCATCGGGTCACCAGCAATATCTGGGTAATCCTCGTTAAACGAATCTACCCCTTTTAAAAGAGACTCATCATAATTGCGTTTTGCCGTCGCTTTCTGCTGGCGTTCCTGCTGCTGCTGTAGGTTTGCAGTTACTTGCTGCACGATCTTATCTGGGTCAACTGCTGGGGTGGCCTGCTGCGTCCCGCCGTTTATCTTCAGTAAAAGTTCGTTTGCTTTCTTGCTATCACCATCAAACAGAGCATCATGGTATTGCTGCGCTAACTCACTATCTTTTGAACCGCCTTCTGGTGGGTTCGGTTTGGCTGCCTCGCCTGCTGGTGGAGGACTTTTCTTCAACTGTTCCTGCTGCTGCTGAAGTTCTCGCTTTGCTGCCTGTACTCGCTCCCATTCTTCATTGGCACGCTTACGCTGCAAAGATGCTTCCTGGAGAGCTCGATCTGCAGAGGCGCGCTTCTGGTAGGCTTCTATGCCGCCAGCACCCTCTACCTTCTCTCTCGAAACCATTTTAGTGGAGCCATCGATCTTTACTTCAACCTCGTCTGGCAACTCCTCTTCCGCAGCTTCTTCATGTTCACGATCTTGGTAGTCATTGGCTATCTGATCGCGGGGTGAAAGCTCAACCTCAGCTTCTTTACTTTCAACAGCTTCTTGCTGAATATTATCCTCTACACCGTCATTGTCAACCCTTACTTCTACTGGGGCTTCAACAAATTCACGCGCATCCAAATTATCTTGGGTAGCTTCTTTTGACATCACACTCTCCTTTTGCCGCCTGTCGGTAGGCTCTATTGTAAAACTTTAATCTTCAGTCTCTTGTTCTCGAAGCTGATCAACGGCAATAGCCCCAGCTGCAACAGCCTCATCTATCCACGCCAAACAACCCTCAGCAACACGAATATCGTTTCTTAATTTCGTATTTGCCTGAACGTCGCCAGGGTCCGCAGAAATCAATGCGTCCAGAGCATCATCACACTCAGCCATTGATCGCGCTCGAAGGTATCTGTACAGCGCACTACTTTTGAAGCTATCAGCCTCGATCCCCAGCTTTGCTGAGTCAAGCAACTGCATATCTGCGTCTTCCATTAGATACCCTGTCTCCCGGTGCTTGCTTTGAAGTTCAGCTCATTCGCCTTGTTTTTCTCGGACATCCGGCGTGTGTTCTGCTCCATAAGCTTGATTGCCGCCTCTCTTTCCTGCGCCTGAACCCTCTGTACCGCGTCTATCTGCTTGTACTCCGCGTTCTTCGCGTCAATCTCAAGCTTTGCCTGCAGCTGAGCTATTGTAAGATCGCGCTTCAGAGCCATATCCATCATCTTAAGCTCTCGATCTTGACCTAGCCTAGCCTGATCGATCTCTGAATCAATCTGCACCTTGCCCTGCTGCACCTGCAGTTTTGCCATTTCAACCTTGGTCTTCTCTTGCTGCTCAAGCTGCTTACCTTCAAGGAGCTGTTGCATCTGCTGGATCTGCTGCTGGAGCTGAGCCACCTGAGGGTCTTGTTCATCAGAAACAGGGAAGAACCTCTCAGAAGAGCGATACCCAAGAGCCCCAAACACTTCTTTAATCACTTCTTGTGGATCTGCTCCTGATAGTGCGTCAGGCATGAACTCGCGAACCGTATTCAAGCCAGCCGTCAGCTTCTCCAGTCTCTTTTGCGGATTGGTGGCACCAAAGCCAACGTTCACACGAACAGTCATTGACCCCTGTAGCATGAGATCAGTCACATCATCGACCCCGTATTTCTGCCAGAGCTTCTGACGCTCACCCATCATAGCCAGCAAACCCTCGTCGGTCTCGTACCCCTGCTCTAGCTTGACCAGCTGCTTAAGCACCGGCTCAACCCACGTCTCAACGAACGTCCTGAGCTGATACTCCATGATGGCGTTAGCGCCTTCAGAAAGCATGGACATACCGCCCACTGTCTCGTTTAACTGACGGTTTGTACCAACAGAGCTCGTCGAGAATGAACCGGCCAACTCGTCATAATCCATGTTGATGCGGTCCTGCTCCTGGTAGGAAGAGCCCGTAACGTCTGGAATGGCATCTGATCTGATATCCTTATTGATATCGTCAACCAAAGTAATCGATCCCGGCACATTGCGAGTCAGAGATCTGTAATCGATTGTTGCTCCACGTCTCGCATAGTAGCGTCGATTCAGAGCTAACGCGACATTATCACGCCTCTGATTGTTGATCTCGTTAGCCTCCTGCTGAAGACTTCCCATCAACTCAGCAAGGCCAGCCGCATAAGTGCGATGCGCCTCAACTACAGCCGACCCCATGACATATGGACGCTCACCAGCCCCAAGATGGAAATACTCCTCTCTCAATGGGATTGGGTCACTCAACAGGAAATGGGTTCCCAGCGTGTAGAAAATCACATCCTTTCCTTCATGCCGGATAATGTTTCTGTGGACCCAAGCTATATCGAAGTCAGTGACGCTATGCCGCTGATCACGATCTGTATTGGTTCTATTGCGATTCTTATGGGTAGACTCTTGCGTATCCAAAGTCCCCATAGCAAGCTGGCCATCAGAAAGGGTATGCCAGGCAGACTGCCCTTTGCCGTCCTGCTTCATCCTCTGCTTGATATCACCGATGTGCATGGGAAAGCGATCAATCAGATATGGAGAGCTGTTAATCGGGTCCGTCCAGTCTGACGCGGGTGAAAACCTGACGTTCTCAACGGGACGCAGTTCAATGACCGGCTTATCACTCACTACCTCACGATCTTCCGTCAGTGCAACGCCACCTTCATCATCCAGCACATACTCGCCATCATCTTGGGTAATGGGGGTGTAGTTGCTAGACTCTTCAAAGTCCCAGTATTGATGAGAGATCACCGTGCCTGTAGTCAAACTGTCTTGATAAGCCCCAAGAGCTATCTTGAACCAGGGGATGGAGTTATCAAGCCGGTACGCCAGCAAATCCTTCAGCAATACCGCCGATACTCTCTGCGCCTCATCCATTTCCAATTCTGGCTGAATGTCTACCGCATCAGCCGTAGAGAAAAGCGCCGCTGCTGCAGCTGCCTCGTTACGCCTTATGATAGCTCTCGTCTTTGGCCGAAACCCTTTCGATCTAAATTTATACGCAGCACTCAGGTACTTAGATCCAGCAGGGTGCTTGCCGTGAAAGTGGCTAACTGACTTCTCTACCTGCTTTCTGACCTCAGCATCGTAATAATCACAGGACGTGTCAAAGGCATCTCTCGACATTGCCAACCAGCTAGACTCTGGCTGCTCTTCGCTGTCTGCCTGCACTTGTGTCTCCCCATCTGCAGGGGCTTGAGCTGAATTCATCATCGATCTGCCACCATCTCGTGTTTCCAGTCACGCTTCACATCAGAGAGCGAGTTCTCAACGTTAATTACCTTTTCGCGCGACAACCGGTACCTCTCAAGGTACTCGCCAGCCCCCATGATCACGCTTCTCATTGAAGGATCACTAATTAAGTCGACAGTGAGCACTGTATACCCCATTTGATTAGAGATAAGCGCGTTCAAGATGTTGATCACGCCGCCGCGCTGATTTACGATAACAGTCCAGCCTTGCTCGTATGCTGGATAGTGCTTTATCAGCGCTGCCATCACATCCTTGGCTAGATTTTGATTGAGCCCGTCGAGCTTTTCATCAACCCCTGAAAGTATCTGCATTATTCCTCTGCCTCTTCAGTGTATAGAGCGGACTGCCCCTGTCTACGCTTGAACTGCTTCCCGTTCGAGAAGGAATATTCAGTATACTCTTGATTCAAATCACCCTCAACCTGCTCAACCATGCTCTTCCAGTCTTCATCTTCATACGTTGGTTGCTCGGCCATCAGCTATCTCCATAATATTCAGGCTCCAAATCGTTTTGATTATACTCGATAACTGACTGAGAAAATGTGAGACCAAGCGCGTCACCTCCGTCCGGAGAGAAGCCGTATTCTGATTTGATTTTCTCTTTAGCCTCCATCTGAATGCGATCATGTGAGTCGCGCTTGTACGGACTCGCACACAATTCCGACTGCAGCTCGTCATCATCCGGGATGTCCACAGGTAAATTATCATCATTCAGCCACTCAGCCATCTCCCCCCACATCTCCGCACGCTTATTCTTGTACAGCTCCGCATTCAATGGAGAAGACCCGAACGCCACTGCGCGAACATTAGTATAACCAAGCTCATGCAGCCTATCAACCAGCGCATCACCACCACCCGCATCAATGAACATCATTGTTGGGCGCTCTCCATCCAGCACCTTCTTACAGATTGCAACCTGCTTCCCCAGCTTGTCTACCGCGCTATCAACGTAATATTCGTAACCGTATGCCTTTCGCCCCCTTCTCCGAATCAGAGCAAACTTATCTCCGCCTCTCGACGGGTCCACACCAACAACTAGAGTATGACTCGGCCTCACTGTTGCTTTTCTGGCTCTCATCACCACTTTTGGCGAAATCAACCCAGCCTCTCCTGTCATCTGGAAAGCCTCAGATGCAGTCATTGGGTACTCTTGCTTGAATGAAGCGTCCCCGTCCGCACCTCCTGCAGATAGCTCGATGATTTTTGATCTTCTCCATACAAGCTGCCCCTCTGAAAGACCAAACATCTCTTGCAACTTCTCTTCATAAGCAGACCTATGAAAGTCTGCAGGTGCCTTTTTTACATATTCGTCCTGCCAGTACCAGGGAACGAATATCGCCATATACCCAGACCGACCCGACTCCGCAGCCTTCCATTGCTGGTGATAGAAGTTACCAACCCCGTTAGCTGTAGACTCCAGAAAAACCTCTGTATCCTCTTCATCTGGGATAGCCTGAAGAATACCCTTAGCGTGCTCGGATGCGTGCGGCCAAAACGCCACCTCAGACCCATGGAAAAGCTGAATTGTTGAAGATCGCCCAACACCTTTATTCCCTGCAGTCCCCACCTTATACCCTGAATCAAGCTTATCAAAAATCAGCTCCTTGCCATTGGCAGCTCCTGTGCTCGGCTTCAGTAACGGATTACTAAACTCGTGATACCGCTCCACCATATCAAACAGATTCTTTGTCGCTTCATCTTCATGAGTAAGAATAAATGCCCTGATCCCCTTCCTGTGCGAAACCCTCCAGTACATACGGCCTTCAACATACGTTGAGCACCCCTGCTGTCGCCCCTTCAGAATGATTGCCCGGACCCTGCCCGTTTCGCGCCTCTGCTGCTCCACTCTCTCATGTATGTATAGCTGCGCCTTGTTCAGCTCAAAAACCTTAGTTCCACCTTTTTTCGGACGAATCTTTAGGTTCTTGTCTGCATAATACGGAAAGTCGTCACGCATCCTTACCCTGATCTGACGCTCCCGGTCATCCATCCAACTGATCCAGCGCGTCTTCGTGACTCATTGCTACGTTATGATCGATTTCCTGCTTATCCTTCCATCCAAAGTTATTCTTCAGGTTAAAAATCGTCCCAGCAGGAGCCGTTCCCCCCAGTCTTTTCTCTAAAGCAATCTCAACTCTCTGCTTCGCTTTTTTTATTGTCGCAAGAAATTCTCCCTTCTGCTCGTAGTTCCTTAGAGCCTCGGTACTCATGTCCAGATGATAGGCCAACCCCGAAACAGTAGGTGCATGAACTTTGATCCCATCACCAACAATCATGAAAGAATCGTCACCCTGGAAGTATTCTTCGATCAGTGTCTCCAGCTCTTCAACGCTCGAATACTTTGGCGGCCTACCTACAGGACGTTTCTCTTTCGCTGCAACTCTCCTCTTAGGAGCTGCTTTCTTCCTGGGCGCTACCTTTTTCTTTGCGGCCTTCTTCTTCGCTGGAGCTTTCTTCTTGGCGACCATTAACTACCTCCGGCACATTCTAAAATCATATTTTTAGTAAAGATGCTTGCTGCGAGAACCAGACTTTAATCTGTCTCTTTGATTTCTAAAGTCATCCAACATGAATACTAGCCGTTGAATCACATGCTCGACCGTCATCAACGATGAGTCTTTCATTGCCCCCAACAATAACTCTTCAACACTAAATAGAATTGAATCTTCTCCGTACTGAAAATAAAACTCAACAGATAAATCCTTACTGTTCTTCAAGATTAGTCGCCCATCCCTCTTGACCCACTTACCAATACGCTTCAGGGCATACTCTTCAAACTCTTTCGTCTCCGTCCATTCATCAAACGCATCTTTTAGACTTGCTTTAACCTCATGAGAAATTGCTAGCTCAACCTGAGCGAGTGCTGCAAGCATCTCTTTACTGTTACACGTTATATCATGTTTTCCATACATATCTAAATCCTTCCGTTAATGTTTGAGCGCGTCAGCACCGCGAGATACCGCCAACATCTT